AAGGAAACCTTTTCTAAGATCATAGAATCTGGTGAAGTTCCTAACATGCTTTTTACTGGTACTGCTGGTCTTGGTAAGACTACTGTAGCACGTGCGCTATGCAATCAACTTGGCTTAGACTATATCCTAATCAATGGATCAGAAGAAGGCAACATTGATACGCTGCGAAATAAAGTAAAGTCATTTGCTTCTACAGTATCGCTGCAAGGTGGATATAAAGTAATCATCCTTGACGAAGCAGATTATCTAAATCCACAATCAACTCAACCTGCCCTCCGCGGTTTTATCGAAGAGTTCTCTAACAACTGCAGATTTATTCTGACGTGTAACTTCAAAAACCGTATCATCGAGCCTCTGCATTCACGGTGTTCAACCTATGAGTTTAATACCTCTAAAAAGAATGTAGCAGTCCTCGCCTCGCAGTTCATGAAACGAGTCGAAACAATTCTAGCTACAGAAGGAATTACGTTCAATCAAAAGGTAGTTGCTGAACTAATCATGAAGCATCTGCCAGATTGGCGTCGCGTGCTCAATGAACTTCAAAGATATTCTGTATCTGGAACGATTGATGCTGGTATCCTTGTTAATCTATCAGACGACAATGTCCAATCGCTTATTGGCTTTCTTAAGCAAAAAGACTTTAAGCAAATGCGACAGTGGGTAGTAAACAATATTGACACTGAGCCTCAAGCAATTTTCCGTAAGATATATGATAACATCCAATCGTCTGCTAAACCGCAATCGATTCCACAGGCAATTCTTATCCTTGCCGACTATCAGTACAAGAATGCTTTTGTTGCTGACCATGAACTGAACGTTGTAGCTTGTATGATTGAGCTCATGGCTAATGTGGAGTGGAACTGATGGAAACTATCCTTGTATGGGGTATGTTAATAGCAATATTTGTAACTGGATTTGTGGTGAAAGAGATCCAGATAGAAGCAGAAATCAGGGAGATCGAGAAGAAAGATGAATCCATTTGATTACTTAAATGCAATTAACTATACCAAAAAAGATATTATGGTAGACGATCTAACTGAAAAATCGTATAGTGCATTTATGGTTAATCGTGGATTGTCATACTTTAATGATACCGTGCTATATGCTAATGAGATGAATATACATCATCACCTAGATTCAAAGCTTCAATTTCATTTTTTAATAAATACTGTTAGGCCCAGAAAAAGATTCTCAAAATGGTTGAAGAATTCTGATCCTAACTCGCTGGATATCGTGAAAGAATATTATGGCTATAGTAATGAAAAAGCTCGCCAAGTGCTTTCACTTTTATCTGATAATGAAATAAATGAATTGAAGTTGAGGTTGAATAAAGGTGGAAAATAATAATAATGAGGATCAGGTTGTTGCTTGGGATCCAAGCGCAATGCTGGAAGTTACATTGAATGAGCCCGACGACTTTCTTAAGGTTCGTGAAACATTGACGCGCATTGGTGTTGCATCACGTAAAGATCGTAAACTATATCAATCTTGCCATATACTACATAAGCAGGGTAGATATTTTATAGTGCACTTTAAAGAGCTCTTTTTACTTGACGCAAAGCCATCGAATCTAACGTTAAATGATGTTCAGCGAAGAAATACTATAGCCACTCTACTTTCGGATTGGGGGCTACTTACTATGGTTAATCCTGAAGCAGGAAGTGATTGCGCTCCGTTAAGGCAAATTAAAGTAATTTCCCATTCAGAAAAAAATAACTGGGAACTATCTCCCAAATACAATATCGGAAACAAATAAAGGATATCATATGTGCGTCGTCGCTGTTAAGTATTTTGATGGTGTCGGTTTTGTTGGATCTAAAAATAGAGATAGAAACTATCTTCCCTCTATCCAAATTGTCCAATCAAATAGGACTGGCGTTCAACGCCTATATATTGATGATCTAAAAAGTAGATATACTGAAGGACTAAATGAATTTGGTCTATGCATATTATCAGCTTCTCTTTCAGTAAAAAGCGATGAAAAAGAAGCTGATAAAGTAGATGCATACCAGAGAAAGAGAAATGATCCTGGGTTTATGTCTCCTGACGGTAAAACTATCAGAGACGCTTTGCTTCTTAAAAGCCCGATGAAAGCTATTAACTTATTGGTGCAGAAAGAACTTGCTGGTTGTACTATAGTTTTTAATTCTGATGAGTGTTACTTACTTGAAGGTGGATTTACTGTAAAAAAAGAAGATGCTACAAAAGAAAATCCTAGGGAATACATATATAAAGTTGTAAAAGTAAAAGATATGATTGTAAGAACTAACCACGGTATACTTATACCGGAGTTAGGATACGATTCAAATGCAGAAGATCCGTATTTTAAGCATTCACGTAAGTCTTCTGAAATGAGATTAAAATACGCTAAAGCTTCTGTTGCGAAAAACGAAAACCCATTAGATATGCTCGATGCTATATCTGTTTCGCCAGATAAAGATACCTTTATGAATCCTGTTAGAACTGGCGATCCAGCAAAAGGTGATATGGTTACAACTGGTCAATTAATGTTGGTACCTAAAGATCGTACTCTCCATTATAGGCCGCTATTTTCAGAAGTACAATTTAAGTATTCTAAATTGAATGGCCCAGAAGCAAAAACGTTTTTTGAGATAATATCATCTAAAAAACTCTTGGGCTTTAAAGAATTACACAATATGTAAATATCGTGTATATATAGTAATGAGGTGCGGATAGGCCGGCCTCATTTATTTTACCTTGCTTAATAGGAGGTCATTATGACACATCTTAATGCGTTTCGTGCGCACCCATCTTTTATCGGCTTTGATAGACTCTTTAGGGATCTGGAAACTTCGTCAGATAAAGCTGCGAATTATCCGCCATATAACATTGTCTATTTTGACGATAAAGACAAATTCAATATAGAAGTAGCAATTGCTGGATTCAGCATGGAAGACCTCGATATTGAATTACGCGATCAGGTTCTAACTATTACTGGAAGTCCAGTACACGCAGAAGATCGTAACTATGTACATAAAGGAATTTCATCTCGCAAGTTCAAGCATTCATTTAACTTAGCACAGTACGTGGAAGTTAAGTCTGCAAATCTTGTGAATGGAATCCTTACAATCCATCTTGCACGTGAACTTCCAGATGAAAAGAAGCCTCGTAAGATTGCGATTGAAACAGAATCTCCTCAGCTCTTGATAGAGGATTAACTCTATGGCGCCTCTTCGGAGGCGCTTTCTTTTTTAGGTAAATTTATGAAAACAGTGAAAGTTATACGATTGATTAGTGGTGAAGAAGTAATTGCATACGTAAAAGAAGTTGAAGAAGGATTTGAGCTTGAAACTCCTGGCATGATTGTACCAACCGAAAAGGGCG